GTTTATAAACTTTTCTTCCAAGGATAATAGTCGTAAAGAAATCAATTATCTTATCAAGTAAAGATTTTACAGGTGCTATTATTTTTTCCGCTGCTTTTTTTAATCCTTCAAATCTTTTTTCAAGTTTACTTTCAGCAAGTCCCCTTCTCTCTTGTTCTGCTTTTCTTCTATCATAAGCAGACGCATCATCAGATACTTTTTTCTGCTGCCTTAAAGTTTCACTTATTGAGACTACAGCAGAAGTAATCGCAGAAATATTACTTTCTAAACTTTTAGATAATGGAGAAGCACTAATAGCAGTTCCGGGTAAAGATTTAGTTGCTGTTCCTAATATTTTTCCTTTTACACTGCCAATGGTAAATGACTTACCAGATATCTTTTTTTTCTTTACTTCAAATCTACCTTGATCTTTTTTGCTTTTAACTCTCTTATATTCATTGGTTAGCAGTTCAACTTCTTCGGTAGGAATGGTTGTTTTTGCCATCCTACCTTTAACCATTGCTTCTTTAAGAAGAGTCAGATAAGTTTCATAGTCTAGATCAAAAACATCATCAAGCCCAATAAGCCTTAAAATTCTAGAATCAATTTCTTCTTTTTGATTAGAAATGGGCATTGCTCATCTGTTGTTTTTGTTTTAACTCTTCATCTTCAAGATGCTGTTGTAATAAAGCAACATAGATGTCTCGTTCCCAAGGCATCATATTCTCAATCTCCGTTAATGAATATTTATGGTACTGCATCAAAGAAAAATTGAGACGAAAATAATTTTCAAGGTCCATATGGACCATTCCTATGCGAAAAAACTTGCTAAACCTTCCAGCGTAACTTCACTTTCAATTTCAGTAACTGGGTTTCTAACTGTAATAGTGTGAGAAAGTTTAGGCATTGTTTCAAAGAACTTTTCAATATCTTTGAACTGTGAAGAGTTCATTGATTCTAGAAAATCACTAAGTTCCTTTTTAGAAACATCAGCAGCAGCCCAGACTTCATCTTCAGTAAAGATTTTATCAATACAGGATGCGATAAGATCAAACGATTGATCCATTGCATTCTTATCATTAAAATCAAAGTTACTCTTAATAAACTGATCTAGGGATGGATACTTCATTTCCATCATGATAGATTCATCTACCTTGATTCTCTTGCTATGTTCATCATTTTTTTGAACTTGGATGTCATCAAGATTGATTTTTACAGGTACTTGAGTTTCACCATCATCTGGACAAATAATATTAACCTCAATCTCTTCCCCAACAGACTTACCACGAATATTTAAAAACAAATATTCAATATCAAAGGTGGGAAGTGCTTCTACTTTGATATTCTTGGTCAGAATACAGTTTTTAATAACTGTTTTAATTGCTGTTGTGATTTGCTTCGTATCTTCGCTTTCTAAAGCAATCACAAGAAGTTTTTCTTCCTTAACAAGAAAAGGTCTATATTGAATTGTTTCTCCTGTTGATGGCAATTCAAGTTGATATGATGGTGTTGCAATCTTTGGTAAAGGCATAATGTCCTATAGATTTTTCAGATGTGATTATTTATAGGGTGTGGACAGAAGAAAAAGTGTCCACTCATGTCTTCAAACAAGACCTTTTTGCCCTATAATAAGGAGGTAAACAAGCAACGCAATGAAAAAACTGTTCTTCACCCTAGTTTTTCTATACGGTCTACTTGGGTCTTCATATGTAGCATATGAAACAACAAGGGATATGAATCTTCTAGAAAGTGCTGTGAGAAATGGAGAAAACCATGCGGAGATGCGTCATCGCACTAATGTAGCAGCAGAAGGAACCTGGTTTCTTCTTGGTAACTTGATTACTATTGCAGGTGTCTTCGGTATGTGTCAAAAAAATGATTAAAGATATAATCAAAGTTGTTGGAATTATATTAGTTACATATGTAACTATCTCAAGTTGTACTGTCGCATCAGTATTTGTTTTGGATCAATCACTGAAAAATACGAAGTCATCTGAACTATTTCCAAATTGAGGGTCTTCGGACCCTCTTTTTTTATATGCCAGCAAACCTAGCAGTAGGTCCTCTGTTTCTTCCAACATATGGAAGTCCTGCCTCAACTCTTCTATCAATAGTATTACCCGCTGCAGCTGCTGCAGAAGTAGGAACCCCACCAGTTGATAAAGCACCCGCACCTTCAAGACCAGGTAAAGACATATCACTTGTATTGAACTGAGCATTATTAAATGCTGCTTGTTGTTCTGGAGTTGCTGGTTGTTGAGTTTGACTTTCGGTTGACTTTGTACCTTGAACCAAAACATATCTAAGATATGTCATTGATACAGTACACTTTAATAGTGAAGAAGAATCATAAGAAACTGGCATTGAAGAAATACTGATTGGAAAAGCTCCAACAAATCTATATTCCAAACTATTACTAGTCGTCTCAAAGTCCCTCTCAAATTTTCTAACAACTAGTCCCTGTTTAGCAACATACTCATCTGGATATCGGATTCTATAAAAATATTCCATAGATTCAGATCCAATGCCTTTATTTTCACCTTTATCCTTCTGTGGACCCATACTTTCATCCACAGCATATTTAATCCAAGTTTCAAAATAACGAATAGGTAGATAGTTCTGAGCATCAACATAAAATGTCAGGTCTATTCTATCGTCATAAACTCTTCTATAAGCGTGTCTTTCCGTAACTCCATGAAAATCATTTGTGAGTTCTAAAGTAGCTAGATTAGATCCAGGTAGAGTTGCCTCACTACACAAAAAGTTTAGGTTTTCAGTCCCTAAAGGTCCAAAATTTGGAATATTATTGTTTAAAAAGTCCTTCCAATCACTACCAGTTGGTTGAGGAATCTGAACTTCAAAATGAGAAGTTAGGGCAGGTCTAAGTAGGTTTGCTTTGATTTCTGCTAAAGTTTTTGCCCTTGGCATTTATAAATACAGATAGTCTTTATATATTATGTAGTAGGGATAATGGCAGAAAGTATTAAGAGTAAATACAAACCATCATATCCTAACAAATATAAAGGAGACCCAAATAACATCATATGCAGAAGTAGTTGGGAACGAAGATTCTGTAGTTGGTGTGACTTAAATGAAAATATTGTTGAGTGGGGAAGTGAAGAGTTTTGGATACCATATGTCTCCCCCGTTGACAACAGAGTTCATAGATACTTCCCGGATTTTATTGTAAAGGTTAGAGAACAATCTGGGCAGATTAAAACCTATGTGGTAGAAGTAAAACCAAAGAAACAAACCGTACCACCAAAACAAAAATCAAGAGTGACTAAATCATACCTATATGAGTGTAAAACTTATGCGGTAAATCAAGCAAAGTGGAGAGCGGCAAAGGAGTTTTGTGATGATAGACTCATAGATTTTAAAGTGATCACAGAAGAAGAGTTAGGTCTAAAATAATGGCAGAAGGTTTCGGAAAATATACAAACATTCCACCCAGAATGAAAGAGTTGAAAAAAAGAATATCAAGTTTAGGTTCAGCAGATCCAGAAGATTTGATGTTAGTGATTATGGATGTGTTGAAGAGAGAAGTCCTATATCCAGAACCAGGAAAGTTTTATACCTTTGTTTACAATCCCAAAACTCCAGACATTGAATACGATCAACATCCATTGATTGCCTGCACAGAACTACAAAAATGGGGGTTCAAAGCGATCAACTTTCACTGGAGAGAATCAAGAAACTATACTTGGGAAGAAGTTGCAGGAAAACTTCATATAGTTGAATATGACGAACTTGATGAGATGCTTTCTATACCTTATGCAAAATTCCGTCTAAATAAATAAAAAACTCTGTCAATGTCTGAGCATTTAGGACAACAAATCTTCACTTGTCCCTCTGGTGGGGAGGTTGTCTGATGGCGACTAAAACAATAAACAGCGATAAGTCAGAAACGAAAGTAGGAACTTCCGAAACAAAACTATTCACATCAACAAGAACAACATACAATGTTGATGCAAATGGAAAAATAGATCCCAAATCAGTTAAGCATGAGTTAATATATTATGATGCTCCATTAAGTCCAGGCATTGTTGCTGCCACAAGCACTGGAACATCAAACGATTGGAAATTTGAAAAGAATATAGCAGGTCAA